TTGCAGGTCACCGCCCAACATAGTCTGAGCGAGTGCAGCTTTGCGATCAGCATTGCCCATGTTGGTGCCGTTAATACCACCTGCATTTATAGCTGCAGTGGTATTATCAGATACGGTTTCTGCTGGGGTTCTAGTAACACCGGCAGGAATAGGTTTCATAGCAAGGGGAGCAGGTCTAGGAAAAGGAGTAGCAGGCTGTAGACTAGCCGCCATGTTTTCTATGTCACTCCTCGTCTGAAGAGTGTTTGTAAGATTTTGCTGTGCTTGTTGTAAACTTCTAGGAGTACCTGTAAAATACTCTGCAGCTATGTTACCCTGCTGTCCCCTTGTGGGCGCAGTTCTAGCAAGATTTTCTTCAATTTCTTTGGTAAACCGTTCCTGTAAAGGCTGAGAGCCTTGGTAATTTTGATTAGAAAACTGTCCCCGAACCATGCTTGCAAAAGGAGACAGCTCTTCGTACAGCACACTACCTTGAGCCTGCGGACCACCTTCAATTTGCGTATAGAGCCTTTTCAAATCGTCTATAATACTAGCCATATTCTTATCCTACCTAAATCAAGCCTTGGAAGTTGAGGTAAGGCCGTTTGACAATAGTGTTTTCAAGTTGTTTAGCGATACGTCTAGCAACTTCCTGCTGTATCTCAGCCTGTGTACCTAGCTCAGTTGGGATGCCGTAGGGAGACTGAGTTGGGCGATAGCTCGACCTACCCGTAGGTACTCCCGGCATAGGAGGGAGACGACCCGTGATAGGCTCAACTGGCTCCGGCCCTTTACCAATCCCACCTTTGGCAAGATTGTTCAAGAATGAACCAATATCTTTCTTTACACCAGACTCTGATCCACCAGTGATCGAGATACTACTTTCCTCGCCAAGATCAGTAGTGATACCGTCAGCTTCGCCGTACATTTCCCGTTCTGCTGCAGACATACCTGCCATTGGATCATACATGCGAGGAGTCATTTCGCCTGTAGCCTCGTAGCCAACATCGATCATTGGGCTTACCTCACCCGTAGGAAGCATCCCGCCAGTAGCCTCGTAGCCAGCATCCATCATAGGATTGACGGTTACAGTAGACGGAGTGTCCCTATAGTACTCTGAGGAAGCCATTTGTTCCAATTGTGCTAAGAGTTTACCCATTATAGACTCGCTGCTGTACCGGCTGCACCAGCAAGCTGCTGGAAGATGGATGTGCCAGGGATAACCGTACCCGTCATGCCAGAGGATGTCTGCTGCATCTGAGTGGAGCTACCAAGACCAGCCAAGCCACCCAGCAGGTTGGCGTAGGTGATAGCCTGAGCACGTTCTGCTTCCTGCTGCTGCTGTGACAGACGACGAAGGTCTGCAAGTTCAGCACCCTGACGAGATTCAATGTCTCTGCCAATGGCTTCCTGCAACTGGGCCGGTGTCATCATGGACTGGACAACTGACTGAGCCATTCCAGGCAACGCACCAGCCGCTGACACACGACGCTGCTCTTCTGCACCCAGAGCACTGGCCAACTGGCTCTGCACAGTTTCTTCGCGCTTTTGCTGCTGGAGAGCCTGAAGCTCACCCAAGGCAGTAGAGCCTAGCCCAAACTGTCCAGCTCCCATCGCTTGCTGCTGGGCCAACTGTTTGTCACGCTCGGTAAGCTGACGAGCCTGATTGGCAATGTCTCCGGTCTGCGCCTGAAACAGTGCGCTAGTACCCGGAGCCGCAGTTGCCTGACCGTACATCTGATCGTAGACAGTCTGGAAACCGGGAGTAAACCCAGCGGCAGTTTGACCTACCTGTCCGTACAAGCCCCTAGCTGCAGCGGTCTGAGCAGATGTACCCGGAACCAGCGGTCCTTGATACAACTGTGGAGCAACATTGAACCCTGCTTGCAACTGTGGCAACAGTGTTTCAATGTAGGGAGTAACGGTTTCCCATGGCTCAACTTTACTTGTCCCTTGCGTCTGCGAACTCGATGGTGCTTGAACCACCGTGCTGCTAGGTGTAAAAATACTGCCCATTTTATAGCCTCTTATATACAGTAATGCTTGTTAGTTCGTAACCCATGGGGGCCATTACTTTTTCCCAACCCTTGCGACCGGTCATCTCAAAGAATTTATAACCAAGAGCTTTGTAGTACTTCTCCACCACCGGGACCACGTCTGGAAAGTTAAACTTACCGCCAATGGCTTCTGCGTTAATCCCTGTTGCTTGAGGATACGCTGCAGCCCCTATGACAAAACAACCGACGATCTCACCTTTTTCAGAATCGATAGTAACCCAGAGATCAGAAACCTTGTCTACTACTCGCTGGATAATATCTACCGCTTTGATAACGTCTGTGTTGTTCCTACCTGTGGAGTTTTCTATGTACTCCCAACACTGGCCCACTATTGTCTTAAAGTTTTTACTCTTAGGATTTACTTTCCTATAGCTTAACCCATGAACCGGCAGCGTTGAAAAAGTATATACCTTCTCCGCTTCCGGGGTTCCAACTAGTTCCGTCTGCATATCGTATGTCACCCTGACTTGGCTTCGTAGGAGCTTCGTAGACTACGTCTAAGTGTCCGTCTCGCAGTAGCTCTACAACAGCACCAAGTTCGATAAAAGTTTCGTTGAGATAACCTGGAAGCTCTTCTGGATCAGAAGGCGGGTTAGCGTGGTTAAACCGGAGGAACTCTCTGCTCATCGATCCGACACCACTTCGGACTCAATTGCATATCCAGAAAGATCAAAGGAAGTATCGGTGTCGTGTTCAAACTTGATAGCGATGTATCGACCGCGAACTCGACAATCAACTTTATTGTCCACGCCAATATTGAACTCAACTGGGTCAGCATAAGTAACACCAGCGTAGGGTTCTAGTTCAGCCCCTACACTTATTTTAACATATCCTGTACCACTAATTCTAGGATAAATTCTACTTATATACTTAATAGAATCAGTTCTTCCAGAGTGTAGTCCAACTCGTTCCAAAGTTGTTACAAAGGTTGCTCCGTTAAACGTAGTACTGGAGTCAGCCAAGAAGAACCTGCTATCACCTGCTGTGCTTGCAGGGTAGCACATCAGCAGAGAATCAACCGTGGGGTTGTAAGCTTGCTGAGACCAAGCAAGGGTGCTGTTCTGCCAAGTGTCTGTGGCCGCTGCCCAAGTGTTTGTAAGCTCAGGGTCTACCAAGCCTACGCCAATGTAGTTAACACTTGGAAGGTCTCTGGTAGACCAAGTATTGTCTCTATAGTTCCAAACCAGTGCGGTGTTTGGCAAACCGCCAGTGGCACCTGTGCGAGGATAACAAATCCAGACTTCGTTTTGGATACGGTTGTTGACCAGAAACGTTTTGTAATAATAGGTACTGTCGATCTGAGAGAACAAGAATGTTTTGACTTTGTCGTCAATGACACTTGTCAGGCTGTTACCGTTTGTGACCACAACATCGTTGGTCGACATAAACACATGCTTACCATCGCCCAGATCAACAACAGCGTCCCTGGAAAACAAACCAGTGTTCTTGAACTTCTCTCGAAGGTTAAAGGTAAACGTACCGCCAACATAGGTCAAAGAGTGGACACTGTCTTCCTTGTAGACGATAAGCTCGTTGCCCAGAGGCAGAGCGTTAAGGATACGACCCTTGGTGCCGCCTATGGTAGCCTCTCCTGACTCAGAGGCGGTGCTAGCAGTGTTCCAAGTGTCTGCACCGTTGGTAGCTGCCCCAGAAGGGATAGCGTCGCTCCAGCGCACTGTAAACGGCTTTGCGGTGCCACTGTCGGTTAGGTTAAGAGCAACCAAATGGTTCCTAAACGGTACAATGACCTCACAGCGAAGCGTGGAGGGCCAATCGGGCAAGTCTGTAAACTCTGTGCCGCCCTGCGTAAAACTCTGAGGTACGTCCAGTGTGTTGTTAGCTACCAATACACCGCCAAGAACACCGCCCTGCCAGTTCTTCGCAGTCCCTGCAATGGTGGTGTATGCCCCAGAGGTGCGGGTAACGTCAGAGTGAGTAGAACCGTCAATCTTGTTCAGAGACGTAGCACCGCCGTAAATCCACAGAGGTGTGCTGCCCTGTGTCCAGCTTATGATCCAGTACGGTACATCCAGAGCCGTACCAAAGACGCGAGAGTTGCCTAGAATGGTACTGGCTTTCTTGTCCACAAACCGAACGTTGCTGGCGGTTGTGAAAAACGTAGGCGGCATGTCGTAGGGCGACAAATCTGTGTTAAGAGAAAAGCCGGTCTGCTGTCCGTTAATGTCAAAAAGCTCTTTAGCCATTTCCGGTTGCCGTGTCTTCTTCCCAGACAGTGCCGTCAAACTCTTGTAGACAGATATAGAAACCGCCTTGTTCTGTAAGAAGGTTACCGTTCTGCTCTTGGATAATATTAAATAAATCTAAAACCCAACTTGTAGCCATTACGCACCTCTACGAACAAGAGAACCTGGATCACCTTGGACAGACATGGTCATAACTGTCCCGCTGTAACGAGCAGAATCTTCTGCCTTTTTGATGTCTTCCAAAGACTTCTGGTAAAGTCCTGCAAAACGCTGTAGCTGTTCGCTATCATTAAGATAGGTAGCTCCCTCCAAGCATGAACCGTAGAGGTACAAATCTGGGAAAGCTTGCAGAATGTTGTTGGTAGAGTTCGTGTTGGACAGCGGTGTCAACTGTTGGTAATAGTTGATACCAATGGTGTACTCACCGTCTGGTGCTGGGTAGAGTTCGATGTTCTTACCCAAGTTTGTATAAGCTT